ATTATGGTTGGTGCTTTCAATAAACAAAAACTATCTGGCTTTACTGGTGGTTCAACTAGATTTGACCAAGCAGAAGACAGAAGATTAGTTACTTCTATCGATGTATATGAATCAGACTTTGGAACACTACAAGTAGCTCCAAACAGATTCATCAGAGGTGCTAACGCAACTGCTGCTAAAGTAGGACAAGATGCTCTAGTATTAGAGATGGACTACTGGGCAGTTTCTTTCTTAAGAGATTTTACTCTACAAACTCCAGCTCAGACTGCAGACGCAGATCAGAGATTTATGTTAGCTGAGTACACTCTTGAGTCAAGAAATGAAAAAGCTAGTGGATTAGTTACAGACTTAACTACTTCATAATAAATAATTTGTGGTGGGGGAGAAATCCCCCATCATACTTAAATCAACAATTTTGTTTGGTCTTTGAAGATTTATTTAAAGTCGGAACGAAGCAAATAAATAGGATAAAAAAATGAGAACATTAAACGATTATTTTATAACTGCTGAGATTGAAGATATTTCAACAGCTTCATCAACTTTTGTTGCTATTCCTGATGGTGGAAAAGTAGTAAAAATTATTACTGCTTTACAAGGTGCTATTTCAGGTGCTGATGCAGCTATTACTTTTGAAGTTGGTGGTACTGCTATGACTAACTCTGCTATTACTGTAGAGTATGATGGTTCAGCTGCAGGTGATGTAGATTCATCTGAGCCAAGTGCTGCTAACCATGTTGACGAAGGTGGAACTATCGAAATGATTACAGATGGTGGTTCAACTGGAACTGCAAAACTTCTTGTTACTTTTGTAATTAGAAGATAATATTAATTCTGGGGGGATCTTGCCTAGCTGGTACTTCCCCCCTTCACTAATTTAAGGAGATTAAAATGGCTATGAATTATGCTTTAAGACCTGGAACAACACAAAAAGTTTCACCATCAGGTTCATCTGCTGCAACTGCAACTGCATTTGGTTCACAAACTGAATATGTAAGAGTTGCTACTGATGCTGATGTTCATATTGTTTTTGCTGGTACACCAACTGCAACAACAAATGATATATTTTTACCTGCTGACCAACCTGAACTTTTTAAAGTTTCACCTGGTGAGAAAATGGCTGCTATCGGTACTGCAAATGTTTCAGTTACTGAAATGTCTAGCTAAGAATGGCTAAACAAAAGTTTACTCATTTTGTTCCAAGACCTAAACCAAAAAAAAGACCTGGTAAACATAAAAAATCTCAGAACAAAAATGAGAAACGACAGAAAAAACAAAAAAGATATAAAGGTCAAGGAAGATGAAAAAAGATATTGAGATAGATGGTTTAAAAAAAACTACCTACATGAAAGATGACATGGAAGGTAAGATTGTAACCAAAGAAGAAGTCAATATTACACCTCACTTGCAACACAATAAAAGATTACTTAACCTTAACGATGGTTATACTAAATCTAGGGATATGAAAAGAGTAGCAAGTATTCCAACTATTGCTTTGCAAGTTTGGGCAAAAGAATATAATGGTACTAATAATTGGTTTGGACTACCAAAAGATGTTCAAAAAAATATATTAAAAAAGAAATTAAACTCAAATGAGTTTAGATATTTCAGAACTGCAGAAGGTAAATTATAATGGCATTAAATAGTTATTCAGCTTTAAAAACATCAATTGCTAATTGGCTAAACAGATCAGATTTAACATCAGAAATATCTGGTGATTTTATTGTTCTTGCAGAAAAAGATTTTAATTCAAAATTAAGAATTAGAAAAATGATTACAACTGATAGTTCATTTACTATTGATTCTGAAACAGTTGCTTTACCTACAGGATTTTTACAAGTTAGAGATTTTTATATTTTAAATGGTGGTACTAAGTATGCTTTAAAATATATTACCCCTGCTCAAATGGATCAAATCAAAGGTGGCTCTATGAGTGGTATGCCAAGCACATTTACAATTATAGGTGACAACTTTAGATTTGCACCTGCACCTGCTAGTTCATATACCGGTGTTATAAATTATTACAAAGAGTTCGATCCATTATCAGATTCAAATACTTCAAATTATATTTTAACAAATCACCCAGCTATTTATTTATATGGTTCGTTATATCATGCTGCTAATTTTTTAGGTGGCATAGAGCCAAGTCAAGCAGCTCAATGGGAAAAGATGTATCAAACAGCACTTGAAAGATTAGACAGAAATGACAGAGAAGATCAATATGGTAATGCACCTTTACAACAAAGATCCGATGTAACAGTTGGTGCTGCCTTTACTGATAGCTCAAGAATTTCTATAACTAACAATAGTTAAGGATAATAATGCAAGTACCTTTTGGAGAATGGCTACCAGATCAACCTGAGCATCTTAATCCAGGTGCGAATGTTGCTAACAATGTGTATTTTGCAAGACAATCTTACAAACGATTTCCTTCATTAGTTAATTATTCAACAAACAACATTGGTTCTGATAGTAGAGGTGCAGGTTCATTTAGAGATAACTCTAATACTGTATTTAACTTTGTTGCAACTAATACAGACTTATACCAATTAGATGGTGGAACATTCACATCAAGAAAAGGAAGTTTGACTGGTGGTAATACAGATTACTTTACATTCACTCAGTTTGGTAATTATGTAATTGCAAGTAATGGTGTCGATGCACCTCAATATTATTTAATGGGTACATCAACTAATTTTGCAGATTTATCTTCAATTGCAACATCAGGTACTGTTCCAACATTTAAAGTTTCAGGTGTCATTAGGGATTTCTTAGTAACCGGTAATCACACAAATAATTCTAATAGAATACAATGGTCTGGTATTAACGATATTACAACTTGGGCAGCAGGAACTAAACAATCGGATAGTCAAGACTTACCTGGTTCTGGTGGACAGATAACTCATATTACCTCTGGAGAGATTTCTTATATCTTTAGACAAAATCAAATAGTTCGTATGGACTATGTTGGGGGTGCAACAGTATTTAGACTTTCAGTTATCTCACCTAATAGAGGAGCTGTATTAGGCAGAACAGTTTGCCAAGATAATCGTAGAGTATTCTTTTATGCAGACGATGGATTTTTTGAAATCAATGGCGACCAAGTCATTCCAATCGGTGCAGAAAAAGTTAATAGATTTTTTGAAACAGATTTAAACAAAGCATTTAGTGATAGAATATGTGCTGCTGTCGATCCATTTAATCAATTAGCATTATGGTTATATCCTAGTGCATCTGATACTGCGAATACAACTGGTATCTGTGATAAAGTTTTAATTTACAATTATGCAACTCAAAAATGGTCAACTGCTGAAGCTAGTGCTAGTACCATATTCTCACAATTCGTTGGTGCTTATACAGTAGAACTTATGGATATTATTTCAGAAAACCTAGAAAATATTAATATTGCTTTAGATACTGACTTTTGGAATGGTGGTCAATTATTACTAGGTGGTATTGATAATAATTATAAAGCAGCTATTTTTTCAGGTACTGCAAATGAAGGTGAGATAGAAACTTCAGAAATAGAGTTGTTTCCAGGACTAAGATCGAATATAACAGGTATTAGACCAATAGTGGATGCAACAGCTACAGTCACTTTAAAAACTAGAGATAGATTAGCTGATACTCCAACAGAGTCTACAAGTTCTAATATGAACTCAACTGGTATCAATCCAGTAAGACAATCTGGTCGATATGTAAAAATTAATGTTAAAATACCTAGTGGAGGTGTTTGGAAAGATGCTCAAGGAATTGATCTAAAAGCATCAAGAGCAGGGTTGCGATGACAGATAAAACTGATATAGATAATGTTAGATATAGTTTTGAAACTCAAGAGTTCTTCCAAAGACAAATTGAAGAAGTTATTAATACATTAGTAAATGAAAAGAACCAAGAAAACAACAAAGCATATGCTTGGTTTATAGGAGATTAAAATGGCAGGTATAAAAGATTATTCAACAACACAAGCAAACAATACAGACTTAAATGGTATCTCTACTGCCGAAGGGATGTTACCATCCAATCTAAACAATGCCATTAGAGCATTGATGAAGAATACTAGAGAATGGTTTAATGATTCTCAATGGGTAGAATATGGTGATGGTGATGGTGCTTATACTGCAAGTTATGCAAGTGCAACATCTTTTACAATAGCTGGTGTTGATGTAACTGCAATTTATCATGCAGACAGAAGAATTAAAATTACAGCTACAACTCCTGGCACAATCTATGGAACAATTAGTTCATCAACTTTTTCAACAGACACTACAGTTAATGTAACTTGGGATTCAGGAAACTTATCTAATGAAACAATAGATAATGTTTATATTGGTGCTATATCAAAAACAAATACATCTATTCCAGGTGGTGTTATTGGTACATCTCAATTAGCAGATGGTAGTGTTACAACTGTTAAATTAGGAGCTGATGCAGTTACTGGTGCAAAGATTGCAGATGACAGTATTGATAGTGAACACTATGTAGATGGTTCAATAGACACAGCTCATATTGCAGACTCACAAATTACAAATGCCAAGATGGCAGCAAACTCAGTTGATTCAGACCAATATGTAGATGGTAGTATAGACACAATACATATAGCTGATTCTCAAATCACTAATGCTAAAATGGCTGCTAATTCTGTAGACTCAGATCAGTATGTTGATGGCAGTATAGACACAGTTCACATTGGAGATAGCCAAGTAACAACTGCTAAGATTGCAGATTCAAATATTACTTCAGCAAAAATTTTAAATGGTACTATTGTTAATGCGGATATTAATGCTAGTGCTGCAATAGATGCTACTAAAATCCATGATGGTACAATATCCAATACAGAATTTGGTTATCTAAATAATGTTTCATCTAATATTCAAAGTCAATTAGATGCTAAACTTGTTAA